ATTAGCCATTATGCCATCTTACCTTTCGCTATGGATGCCTTGCGTTGAGTTACGCAGGACAAACAGTGACCTTTATTGTTCATAAATTCTACAGGGTTCATAACAACTCCACAGGTTGGACATGGAGCAGATCCGTTGTAACGAGTTGCGTTTTCAGCAATCTGACGAGCCTGTAACTCCATTGACAGCATTCCGTCACCATCCATTAGATACCGCCCAATCCATTACGCTCGGCTGCTTGATAACCAGCAACGCCACCTGAGAACCAAGATACACGAGGCTCGGTGTAATTTCTGTCGATAGTCACAATGTCATCAATACCTGGCTGTGAACGATCTCCATAACCGTAACGATCAGGAAATAGGTGGATCTGTGGCAGAGGTGGACGAACCATTGCTTGAATATCTGCGCCTGGAACATTCATAATCATTAGCGCCTGTTGAGTTAAGCGCTCCATGTTAGATGCCCATGGGCCATAGTAGGAGTACTTTTTTGCTACAAGGTCTGGCTGAATGGGTGCACGCCATGGCTTTGTGTAGTCGTAAACTCCATCAAACTTCTGTGTCATGTCAGACCTCCACGATGAGTAACCCAAGAAGTTGCTTGTACCTTATGCGGTAAGTCAACTCCAAGTTCACCTGCGGCAGATTGATACGCACGAACAAAATGCTTGTAACGACCAAGTGCGCTAAGTCCTAAATCTTGAGCCATAGTTCCAGACGGACGTGGTACTTCAGCCTTTTTTCCTTTTCCAATACCAACAAATGGTCGACCTATTGCAATGTCGTATGCGTGACGGTCAATTGTTACTGGATGAGAACTGGTTGGATCGGAAATGTTATGAAAAAAGTTTGTTACCTTATTACCACCAAGAACCGTTTCAGGGTCTTCTCCTTGATGTATACGACGTGCCTTCTCCACATTTGCTGGAAGAAGAGCACTCTTTACTGTGCCAGTTTTTACTAATTCCTGTGCTTCTCGAACATTACGACTCCAGTCACTAAGAGGTGACAAAGCAGCAATAATTCCTGCACCAACTTTTGTATTTCCACCACCAATTTTTGTGGCTTCGTCATTTGCTTTGTTGTACCACTCATGGCCACCCTTTAAAAACTCTGGTGACGCTTCACGATATTTGTTAATAATATTTTCTACATGCCCTTTAAATTGAGGCTCTGCAATATTTCTGTCCCAACGACCTGCGTGGTCTACTCCAAAGTAAGCCATTATGACCACGCTGGCCTTAAATAGGCAAGCATTGCTTGACGACGGGCATTAATCTGACCTGGCTCATCTGCTCTTGTATTTGCCTTGCCATCATTGACAAGGTGAGGAGCAGGGGTTAGATGGATTTGAGGAGCGTTACGCAATGAACGGTAAACTGTTGCACCTGATGAGGTATCAATAACTGCTGCCATTTGACGTTGAATACCCATCATAGGGTTAACCTCTTCAGGCCAGTAGTACATCGATGGCTCAATGCGCTCACCTTTGTGTACACCTCGTTGATAAGACTTTTGATTAACGCGATTCTTAATCGAATCTAATAGGCGGTCATCACGACGTGAACGGATTGTTCCAAGGTAACCATCTGGATACTCGGCAGAAGGAACTCGACCTACGCCAATGCGTAGGCTATCCATAGTGTCACGGGCTACAGGAGTGCCTGCACCGCCTTGGTTGTTATAGCCATTGAACCCACCGCCACCTAGTGACTGCCAGTTCTGTGAGGCTGAAAAGTTATTAGGACCGCCAGCCATTATCTATTCTTCTCTCGTGGCTTCTTCTTAGTATTAAGAATGTTAACGTTGTTTTTGATGTCATACATGGCATCTTCTTTACGGTCTTCCATTACCTTTGTTGCTTCTGCTTTATCTGTATAAACACGAGAAGCATCAAGTTGAACACCACTTTTTACGTTGTCTTCATCTACCCATGAACCAATTTTTACATTCTTATCTTTAGTTCCTAAACGTATCTTTTCTGAGAACTTAGAAACATCGTTTGCGCTAACTTTAGGGTCTTTACTTCCTGTATTAACTTTTTTAGTGTTTATACGGCGTCCCTGCACATCACGTTCTCCACCGACTGAGTACCCAGATAGTGGCTGCTCGTCTGTAGTAACGCCAGTACGAACATCCATGGTTAGTCCACGTTCTTTTACTGGCTTAGCATTTGTGCGTGCGGCAAATTCAACAGCACTCAACGCAGGGTGAAATCCAGTAGGTCGAGTTAAGTTTTCAGAATTTATACGAGGACTTTTTTTAGCCATTTCGCCCTGCACCCTTATCGGATTCAGGTAAATTTGTTTGTGGTGTATCGTCCCAACTATACGTAGTGCCACGAGTCTTACTTGAGTAAGCAAGAGGCTTACCTCCACCAAGACTGCGGTTACTCCATGCAGTAGCCTGCGCTGCACTACCTGTTGTGTTTTTGCTCAACGACAACGGAGGTGGTACATCAGGGCTCTGTGGTTGCGCTTGCCCTGATTGGAATTGGGGCTGCGATAACATTTTAGTAAGTGCCGCTCATTCCAGCGTCAAAGTTAGGTGCTTGACGACCAGAAACAGATGGAACCATTCTTGCGCTACCCATTGTTGATGATGACTCAATGTTTGTTCCCTTTGGAAACTTAACACCGATAGAATAACGAGCACCCAAGCGTTCAGCCTGTGATGCATTTCCTGCAAGAACGTTCTTCTTATTGGCCTTGTTAGCAATAGTTGGATCGGCTGCTTGTGTGTTCTTCTTAGGCATAAGTTTGCCTTTTAGTGGAGATGTTGCAGTCACGTTTACAGCGCTGGCAGCCATACCCATGTAACGACGTGGGCTGGTTGCGTGCTCTACTGAAGCAATAATCTCTTCTGGGGTTAGGTTAGTTCTGTTGCTCATTGAGGCTCCTGTCGCTTCATGATGGTTTGAAGGTGCGCCCATGCGGCGACGCATTGCGTGACCCATATCTGTCCAATTAGCCATGTTGACTCCTTAATCTAAGTACAAGGATAGAACTGTTTTAGTGTGCTGTAATGGCAAAGACAATGGCCGAAATTTCACCGTCACGGCTTTGGATAGTAGTAAACCCTGGTACACAGGATATATCCATGCCACGTGGGGCTACATAGCCTCTAGAAATTGCAATGGCTTTAACTGCCTGATTTACGGCACCCGCTCCTACAGCACGAAGTTTTACTTCTTTTTTGTCATAGATTGCGTGAGCAATGGCTGAGGCAACACTCTGAGGGTTTGAACTTGCACTTACCCGTAGGAAGTCTTCTTCGGTAGGGATAATTTCGTTATTCAATTGTTAGTCCTTTAGTTCGATTTGGTGTGCCACTCCTGAACTAAAGGGTAAGGCTAAATACGTGGTTGGTCTCGGTATTTAGCATCTTTCATTTGCTCGACTACAGCCTTCTCAATGGCATCAATTTGAACTCCGCCAACTAATCGGGCTAATGCGTAGGCATCGGCTGCGTTGTCATCGTTGAACTCAACACCCCATCGCTTGTAAATCTGTAGGAGCATCTCTTGTTTCTTGGCATTACCCTTACCTGCTGCATACTTCTTTAAGGTCATTGGTGGAACTTTTAGCGGATATTTGCGTTCATCGTGGAAAAAATCAAAGATAGATAAACGAACTGTGGCAGATAGTTCCCCTAGTACTAGGGCTGCATGACTTGCTAGGACTGTACCTTCCATGGCTATATCTTCGATCCAGAACTTTTCATTTAGGTAATGAAGGTGGTCTGTTAACCATTGACGGATATCGGCTAATCTCTCAATACCAAAATAAGGAGATTTATAAACCCATGTTAAGTGTTTAGATGGGTCGTCTATTTGAACCGCTGAAAGGGCAAATCCTGTTAACGATTGATCGATACCGACTGCAATGTTGCAATCGTCTTCGTTTAAACCACCGTCGATATTTTTAGTGGGCATTTATTAGGGAACCCATCCTTGATCGAACTAGAAACGCTAGTTCTTCAAGTGATCCCCCGTTGTGCAAAATACGATCTGCTTTATATCCATCTAAGGCATGTTCTGATATGTGACTATTAACTGCCTCAATACCTGGCCGTTTAATCCGCCAAACTTCTCCACCAGATGCTTTTACCATGTCTGCTTCGTTCTCAAAACGAACATCGGTAATTACATAGTTGTCAGAGTCATTCATCTGATTAAACGCAGCATCTACCCACACACTTTCGCCAATAACTTTACGCGCTGCTACTCCTAAGTTCTGAAGAAGGCTACGCACCTCTGAAGTTTTCTTTGCGGTATCCCAACCATACTCATCCACAAACTCTTGTAACGAGTGATGCTTACTTAAGTGTGGATTTAGTTCGTAAAGTAGTTTACGAATCGGATCAGCAAAGGCAACTCGTTTGTAACCATACTGAGCCGTTAAAAGATTAGCAACAGTATCTTTACCAGATTGTGCGTAGCCACTCAGTCCAATGATCATGGAATAACGATGTACCTTCCTGTTTGGAATTCGTTCTTTGTTTCAATAGTTGTCGCCATCAACGCATTGAATGTTGCATCAAAACTTTCTTTTCTATTCAGTAACCACCATCCAGCCATTACTGCTGTTGCGTTAGAAGTGCCAACGGTAAACTTGGTTGATCCATCAAGCATCGTCGCATACCAGCGAGCATTGAGGAAGAAGTCAGTCTGACCTTGAGCACCATTGCTGTAGCGAGCAATGTATGGCTTAGCATTTGGGTCATAGGCAAGTCCGCTTGAACCTGGATGTGGATTATCTGTTGCTCCAACAGAGACTGTATCTGGCAAACAGGCAGGTGAGAATACTGATGTGCGGTTACCGTTGTTACCAACTGCTGTAACCACTGGAACGTTTGCTGCCTTTAAAGTAGCAATGTTCTGCGCCATACCTACTGGAACTCTGCAGTTAGCAAATACTGCGCCCTGCGCAATGCTTACAACTGCAATGTTGTACTTAATTCTGTTTGTTACAACCCAGTTCAATGCGTTCTGCATATCATCCATTGAGTAGAACCCTGGATTGCCGTTTGGCGCCATTCCTACAATACGGATAGGAATTACTTTGGCTGTTGGGTTTGCCTTTAATACTAAAGAAAGCATCTGTGTGCCGTGGTTAAAGTCTTTATGTTTAGTTGCTGGCAAATTTGCTGCTCCAGCACCTTCCATCGTCATTTTACCGTTTGGGCATTTAAACGATGAAACTAAACAAACCTCATAAACAATGCTGTCTTTGAATAGCGATGAGTTAACACCAGTATCAATTACAACAATGGCTGGTGGTGTCTCTGCACTTGCTGGTGAAAAACTTGCAAATAAAACTACTAACGCAATTATTACCCTCTTCATAATGTTCCATAATCCTTTCGGAATGCTCGTTGGTCTGATGTCCGACGGGTGATCTCTCGTGAAACCAGTGTGATATCTCGTTCCTGGTTTGTGAGCATCATTTCCATCATCTTTCGATAAGCGTAACACGCTTCATACTTATCACGCAAAGCCATAATATCTGGATCAATGTCGATCTTTGCTTTTATGATTGTCATCGTCAGCCCCTTCGGTGGGGGAGTGTTTAACACTAACGCTTTGTTCTCAGCAAACTCTGCTCTACGCAAGGAGTCACGCTCAGCCAACTGAGCCTGTACCAATTGAGAGGCTATGTAGTCTGCCCAGCCAGTTAGTATGGTAAACATCTCAGCCAACTGCTCACTGTTAAGTACCGTGATATCGGGCGGTAATACGGCTTGATCGTAGGATGGTTTAGGTAAGTCTAAACCTTTCTTTAGTGCTGGATCTAGTTCCATTATTCTCCAATCAAGTCACACTGTTTGCAGCCATCAGGACTTACATTGCACTTAGGTCTAACTCCTGCGTTAACAGCATCGTTGATCTTCTGTGCGTTGTAGAAAACCCTATCAACCATTTCAAAGTCTGCTTTTACTGTGAACTCTTTGTAGTCTTGATTGGCCTTTAGTTCGTACAAGAAAATAATCTCTTTAGGCGCATCATCTCCGTACATACGACGGGCTAACTCAAGATACATCTGACCTTGCAGTAGGTGTCCTCGGAATGGACGGCGAATGCTGTTCCATGCCTTGACTAAGTTGTTATCTGCATCCATTAATAGGTTAGGGGCTTCAAAGCGGAATGTTCCTTCTCCGATTGACTTGATCTCAATTAAAAAGTCTTCGCCTAATCCCTTTACCCAACCATCTGTGTGGCCAGCAATGCGTAGAGTTGGATCTACTAACGCCACTTCATCATAGAACAATCGTGTGCTGTCACAGTGGTCACACTTGGCAGGTGATAGGCCAGAAGTAACCTTCTGACAAACTAGACATTTAAAGTCTCCATACATATTGCCCATCTCATAGATACGGCGCTGCCACTTTTCATGGATAAAGTGACCCTCATCAAAGATGTTTTGCAATCTAAGACTTGGCTTCTCACCTTTCTTCTTTCCACCCATTAATAGGTAGTAAGAATACTTATGGCAGAAGTCAGCCTTAATCATCTCTGATGGGTGTAACACGGTTGTACTACGGTCACCTTCTGGCTGACGCATTAGGTGCCGTTCAATTGGCCCTACTAATCGTGTGTCTTTCTTTGTTGCATCCAGAAACTTCTTTAAGTCTTTTGAAGGGGCTGTACTCATTGATAGTCCTTACTGAAAATAAAATCTTCTAGGGTTAGGGTTGTTTTCTTTGAGCGCTTTAACTTTTGCCACTTTCGCATTAGGGCGTTTCTTTCACGGTGCGATAGCCCACCCCAGATACCGTGAGGTTCATCGCGGGAAACTGCATCCCACAAACACTCAGCCTGCACTGGGCACGGGTTTTTCCCAGTTTCACCAAAACACATAGACTTTGCTTGTGTTGCTAAGGTTTTGTATTGGTCTTTATCTCTAGGAGGATAAAAGATTAGGGTCGTCTCATCCTTACCCCTACAACGTGCTTCGTAACGCCAGGAATAATCTGGTTCATCCATTGGATTGTAGTTTCTCTCTCATCTCCAGGAAATCATCTTCAGTTAATAGTACATAGTTTTTGTTATTTAAACTAATCCCGAACACAGGCATTCTGCTTTCTAGCATTGCGTTTTTAACATTCTTTTCTAGATCATCAGCCTTTAATGTGTAAGTTTTTTTACCAGTGTATTTATGTTCAATTAACAGATCGTCAGAACGAACGTCCCCTTTACGAGACCAGAGTGCACCAGATGCAGCGTTGCGTGTTCCGCCAACTGCTTTGGCTAGGCGTTTCTCATGCTTTTGAGATTGCTTTAAACCTTCACTCTTCAAGTTCTAGTTTTCCATCCTCGTAACCTTTGATTATCTTAGGTACTAGGAAGAATAAAGTTTCACGCCAAAAACAAGAAGAACAACCACAGAACGGTTCTCCAGATAATGTTTCTGGTACTACTTCTTCTGTGCCATCCCATACTGCTTCAAACAACATGTCTGTGTAATCTTCAACACCTTTTTCAAGGTCTTGTGCCCATGCTTCATCAGTTACGTTGAACTCTTTACTCATCGCTATCTCCAATCGCGGGTATGTTGGTTGAAGTAAGTACTAACTTTTGAATCTCTTCTTTTAAATCAATCTCTGCACGAATGCTGTCAATGACTGCTTCAGTGCCTTGCCACTTACGGTCACCATAGTAATACCATCCACCTTTACGATCGATAACACCCATGATGACTGCAAGTGAGGCAATCTCCTTTGCAAAGTCGTACTCACCTGGAGCACAGTTTCCGCCCTCTGCAAAGTAGAAATCAAAGTAAGCAACACGCTGTGGTGGTGCAGTTTTATTCTTTAATGTACGAACTTTAATTCGTTGACCAATACGGTTCTTGTTACCACTTGGGCCAACTTCAATCCATTCATCACGACGAATTTCGCAACGAGTAAAGAACGCATAGTTCTTACCTTCTCCACCAGGAGTAGTACGAGGGTCTCCGTGCATTACGCCAATTTTCATTCGGTATTGATTAATGATCAAACCAAGTATTGGTCGTTCATTCTCAACAAGTGAGCGCTTCATTGCTGAACCAACTACACGGAAGAACTTGTTTGTTAACAACGCTCCACGACCTACTGTCATTTCGCTCATGTCCTTCTCCATCTCAGGAGCAGGGGATAGCGCTGGCAGCGAGTCAATAACAATTGCATCTACTGATTGTGATTCAGCAAACTCAATTACGGATTGATATGCCTCTTCCATAATTGTTGTTTCAATAACAATTACACGGCTGGTGTCTACGCCGCACATCTCTGCGTACTCAGGCACCCACTGCTCTGCGGCAACCCATACCGTTGTGTGATCTGGGTTCAGTGCTTGATTAGCAGCAATAGTTTTTAACGCAACAGCAGTTTTGCCGTGTGATGGTTCCCCGATTAATTCATTCCATTGGTTTCCAGGAAATCCTCCTCCGAGGACGTAATCGAGTGTAGTAGAACCACTGGTAATGCGAGGAATAAGGTCATTCCTAATATCAGAAGCGAAGACAACCACGTTACCTTTGAACTTCTTGTTGAGTTGAGCAATAATCTTTTTGGCTTCATCATTTATCAATCTGCTATTCTCCCGATAATTCCTTGTGGATTCCAATTATTTTGCGTGTCATTACCTGCAGATTGTTTTGTAGAGCCTTCAACTTTTGCACCAGTTAATGAACCAAACTTACTTCCTGATTGTTGAAGTGGGTAACCGCAGTCGTAGCATCGTAAACCGATGTTTGCACTTGGTGACATGTAGTTGTTACCACCACAATCTGGACACGATTGATTTTGATTAGCACTCTGAGCCTTTGATGTAGGTTGTTGAGGTTGAGGTGGTGAGTACTGAGTCATGGGCTGCTGCGATGGTGGCATCGGTGTATTTGCAGGTCTTGGCTGTTGTGCTGGTTGTGCGCCTAACTGTTTAGCCCACCAGTCTGAATTACTCACTTTGCTTCTCCCCATCTATCTACTATTTGTATATCTGCAATAAGTGGAACAACTAACTCTGGAAGTTTGATTCCTTCCATAGATACGCGAATGGCTTCTGCGGTCTCTTGTGCTAGGTCTTCACGGGCAACAGTAACGAGTTCATCGTGCACAGTCAAAACCACATTCACATCTGGCTCATCAACAAAACAAGAATGTGCCCGAACCATTGCTAATTTCATCAAATCTGCAGCAGATCCTTGAATCATTGTGTTAAATGCCTGTCGTTCTGCTCTTGACCGTAACCCTTTATCCCCGCTCTTTAATTCTGGCAGGTAACGACGACGGCCAAACATAGTGCTGACGTATGGGGTTGGCGACATAGCCGTTGCCTGACGAAGAACCTTTGCTCTATATTTATTAATATCGTTAAACTTTTTACCAAAGTCATCTAGTAACTTACGGGCTTCAGTTGCGGTACAACCAATGCTTTGAGCAATTTTCTCTGGGCCAACTCCGTAAGCAATAGATAGAACCAACACCTTGCCAGCCTTACGGTCTACTCCCATCGTGTTACCAATGGTTGTGTAGATGTCTCCGCCAGTTAAGTAATTCTCTACCATAATTGGATCTCGTGAGAACGAAGCAATAATTCTTGGTTCGATTTGAGAGTAGTCAGCAACTACCAACTTGTATCCTGGAGGAGCAATGAACAAGTTACGGATCAACTTGCCATACTGACCGCTACTAGGAATGTTCTGTAGGTTTGGGTCACTACTGGAGAAACGACCTGTCTCTGCTCCGTGTGACTTAAAGTTTGTATGTACTCTTCCATCAATTAATAGGGCTTTTTTCTTTACGATCTTTTCTTTGCCCAAATTTGTGTGAGTGATGTCGCCGCCGAGATAGGGAACCACATAAGTGGTCATCAACTTGTTTAAGTCTTGATACTCCAAGATAGCGTTAACTAAATCATCTTTATCTCGGTAGAATTCCAAAGCATCTGCTGATACGGAATAGTGCTGTATTCCTAGGTTCTCTGGATTGTTTGCGGCAACCTCTTGCCCCTTTACAGTCAACGCTACACGGATGCGAAGATTAGGCTTGATACCACGACCACCTTCTTCTTTAGGAGAGAACAAAACTCTTTGCTTCTCTTGAACTGAGTTCATTGAGAATGGTTCTCCAGTTATCGTCCATGCCTTAGCCTTAACTAAGTCCAAATCAATCTCAATCTGCTTCTGTAGTTTCTTCATTTCTTCTACATCAACATCGGCGCCTTTTAATTCCATGTCGCATAAGGCTGCTACTACATCCATCTCAAGATTCCACACACGCTGCAGGCTTCCAACTAACCTTGGAGACAGTGCTTTGTACAGATTCCAAGTTGCTTCTGCATCAAGCCCTGAGTAATTGGCTACATCGGTAAAGGAGTGAACTTCAACTTGTGCTCCAACACCCTTTTCGACCTTTAAACCCAAAACACGCTTTGCACAGTCGGCTAGTCCTAAAGAGTTCTTTGTACGGTTATCAATAATAAATGATGCCATCAACGTATCAAAGAATGGTTTTGACGGAACTACGCCACGAAAGTATTTAGCAATAGATTTTAAATCAAACTTAACATTGTGACCGATCTTTAACTTGTCACTAAAAAACAATGGTTTTAGTGCAGCAAATACTTCTCCAGGAAGTAACTGTGCAGGAGGAGCGTCAAAGACAGGTGTCCATCGTGCTTCGTTCTTTGAATAGTCTGTATCTTTTAACTCTTTACCAGCATCACGTTTGCGCTGTCCACTAAGTAAGAGTTCTTTATCCCAGTAAAGGAACTCGCCATTTGGATGACCCATGGGAATTACATCAACACGGCCTTCTGTTGCCATAGATATCCACAGAACGTCATTGACTACTGGTTGGATTCTATTTTCTCCAACAGTTTCTACGTCAAATGCAAACGCATCTACCTTGGAGTAAAACTCAACAAGGTCTTTTAACTGTTCTTTTGTTGTAATGGTGTTCATTTAATACCCCTCAAAAAGTTTTGTGTAGGGGAGCCTGGAAACGGATTGCAGGCTCCCCCACTATGGAATCGTCTTATGCGACGGAGCGAGCAACCTCTAGCATCTCGGAGCGAGGGGTCTCACGAATAACTTCTGCTGTGAACGGAACAGCGGTTGCTACGGTCTCTTGAACATCTTCGATGCTCAACTTCCATTCCTCGACTAGATCACGGCCACGCACGAAGTTGAGGGTATACGACGTTGTTGGGCCTGTGCCTAATCGGGAAACTTCCCAGAACTCTTTTCCAAGAGGTCCTTTACGTTCGTCATCGTTTAACTTACGAAGTTGACGAACCAATAGTGGTGGTGCTGTAAGGATTTGTACTCCAGTGGTCTCGCCACTAAGAACTACAATATTAAATGCAAACTTGCCACGAGGCTTATCGCCAAGGATGTCGCAGAGTGGGCAGTTGTCTCCAAGACAAACAAAGGACTTTTTACCCTTTGGTCGCTCGATCCAATGCTGTTCGTAGATTGCAAATGGTGCATCTTCAAGGAACTTAATTAACTGTGGTTCCTCAGAGAAGCGGAAATCAGTAGGAAAATCAGATGATGGAGCCATTACTAGCGCATCTACTGCATCCCAACCTTGTTGCACGGTTGTTCCTACTTTAGGTTGGATATCTTCGCTATCTGCTTCGAGATAGTTTTCTGCATTTACTGCTGGTTGTGTGATTGGCATTTTGGTCTTTTCGGTAATGAGGCCTACTGGCTCTCGGTGGTTGTTATGTCTTTCCAACGCTTTACTAAAGCATCGGTAAGTTCGTCATGCTGATTCCACTCTACACGAGCAGAACCGAGCAATCCTCTACGATTAAATTCTTCAATCGCAGATTCTATTAGTGCACGAGTGTACACACGGTTTCCTCCAGTCTTCTCCCCTTTTAGGGTTTTAGACCGAAGACGATAGGGAGCACGGGGGATATACCCCTTGCGTTCCCATAGACGGATAGTGACAATAGTTTTTTCCAATGCCAGTGCTAATGCACCGATTGTAAATACTTCTGTCTCTTTACCGCCTAACGTTTTAGTAATTGGGTTTGCATCCCAACCATTGCTATCCCCTGCCTTACGGCGGGAAACCTTTGGGTCTGGTTCTTTGCGCTTTCTTTTTGATCCAGGAAGATATTCGAGGTCAGCAAATGCTTTCTCGATCTCATCATCGCTACGCAATCCAGCCATTGTTATCGCTTATTCATAACGAGTGCCCACACAACATTTTGTGGATACATCTCGTCAACCTCTTCTTCAGTAAGTTCATCACTGTACAAAGCAGCCATCAGTGCATCTTCATCAATTACACGGATAGTCTTGTATAGAAGTTCGTCTAAACCTTTTTCAGTAATGATTTCTTCTGCTCGTGCTTCATTGATCTTTCGTGATACACGACGTTGCTTCATTACTGAGACAAAACCCTCAATTTCTTGGGGCAATTCAATAATGATGTTTCCTTTATCATCTACTTCGCCACTCTCATCAATGTGAGCAAAGATCTTTTCTTTTAATGCTTTCTGTTGTTTTTCCCAATGCTCAAGTTGCTTTTTAACGAAGGCGTATTCTTTTGCTTGGACTTCAAATGAATCAGCATCAACAACTCTTGATTCTTCGGCTTTTACTCTGGCCATTATTCCCCCTACGGTCTAGCGTTTTGCAGGAACCCTATCAGGCTCCCGACTGTTAAGTCAATTCCACCTTTAGAATTGATTCCTTGCCCATCTAAAACAGCATCTGCTACGGCGTTTTTCTGCTGCAGCATCTCGTGTTGTCGTTCTTCTATAGAGTTTTCAACAATTATGTCTTGAATAGTAATAGTAGGCCAACGACTAGATGCTCGTTTAATTCGGCCATTTCGTTGAACCGCTAATCCTGCTGACCAAGGTAGATCGTAGTTAACCAACAAATTAGCGTTAGGTAGGTCGACACCGTAGCCACCAGCATCTGATGAAATAAACACACGACACTCTGGATCGGTTAAAAACTTTTCTTTACTTGCTTCTTTCTCTTTAGCATTCATATTTCCTGTGTACAGGGTTCCACCTACTGCTTCTTGAATTCTATTAAGCATTCCTACGTAAGAAGTAAAGATAACAACTTTGGCATCAGGATCTGTATCTAGGTGATCGAGTACATAAGTCTTTAATGCATCCAACTTTGTATGTTTAAAAGGCCCTGTTAACTTGTCACGGTCGGCTAAACTAGCAATATATGCACTGCCTTCGCCGTCCTGTTGTAGAAATTTTTTCTGACTGTCATTTAATAATTCTGAATGGTCACACAACATCCGTAGGGCAGTTATCTTAGACATTATTGACCCACGCATCATGTCCACAGGACTTCCTGGCTTGTGATCATGCCCGTAGTGCGCCATCAACGAGAACCCAGTACCAAGTAACTGCTGTGCTTCATACAACTCTTGGCTAAGTTCATCAGCAATAAAGTTATACAACTCTGATGACTTCTTATCCATCTTTATCATCATTGGGTCACGGTGAATAGTGTCTGGCAAATACGGCGCTACATCAGGGTCAGTCTGAACCTTACGTACAGATGCACTCTTCATCTTTTCGTGGAATAACTGTAGGTTTCGGTACCTTTGAACTCCCCCAAAATGATTGCGAACTATAAAGGTCTGGTCAAACAGATCAAATCTCCCCAGTAAAGTCGAGTCTACAAACTGCATGATGCTATAAACTTCTTCTGGGCGACCGTTCTCAATTGGTGTACCTGTTAGGGCAAAGCGGATAGGGATCTGACGTGCCAGTTCCTTTACTTTCTTTGATCGTTTGGAACGGAAGCCTTTTATAGCAGTTGCTTCATCACAGACAACAGCACCCCATTCATAATCCTCTATAAAATCCCAGTCATTAACTATTGACTCGTAGTTACAAATAACATAAGAGTTATTCTCATCCCAAGCCCTTGACCACTCGTATCCACGCATCCAAGCAAGTTCTCTTTGCGGCTTACTTCCATCAATTACTTGAGTTTGTGCATCTGAAAACTTTAGGATCTCTTTCTCCCATTGATACTTCAAACTTGATAAAGCAATAATTAATATTGGTTTTGTAATTACATCAGTGTCTTTCAGTTTTTCTAAGGCTGCGATGGTCATGCAGGTCTTGCCTAAACCCATCTCGTAGGCAACCAGCATCTTCTTGCGGTCTGCCATTCGATCTACGGCCTCAACTTGATAAGGCTTTAAGGTTCCTTTAAACACCATCTATTGGCGTTGGAGCAGTGGCTAAAGCACCACACAACGCACACTCCATATCTAGCATGTACAAAGAAATCTCTCCATCTTCAAACATTACTTGAACACTCCACAGAGTAGAACCACAGATACAAACATGTAAAGGGGCGTCTTTATCTCTTAGATCAAGCAAGGTATGCCGCCTTACCATAGATCATGTCCTTGGCGGTTTTTATACCATTGTGAATATCGGACTCAATCATATCTCCGACATCCTTCTCTTCAATTCCTGCGTAGTTAAAGAAGGACATCTCAATCCCGTACTTACGAGCAAAGGCGTGCATCTGTTCGCAACCTTGATGTCCTGCTTTGTCGTTGTCTAGCGCTGCTACAACACGAATTGATCGGCGCATAATCTTTGCTTGCTCGTCACCAATGATTGCGCCAAATGTAGAGATTGAGTTGTAACCAAGGCCAACTAATCGAACAGCATCTAGTGGAGACTCGACCACAATCAAGGGCTGATCTTCTGCAATATTTTGAACGTTGAATACTGTTCTTGACTTCTTTACACCAGCAGGTTGATTGCGAAAGAAGCGACCATTGGCACCCTTTTCTTGCCAACCCCATAACTTAAAGTCATTGGGTTCACGAATAGGGAGAATCCATGCCAAGTTCTTTTCGTCCCAGACAACTCCGCATTTGTTTACAGCGTCTCTTGTTAAGAAGCGTTTGCGTAGTTCTTTATCTGGCACCTCTTTGTACACCGCAAGCCGAGCCTCTGACATCCCAACTGGATCTGAAGTTGGTATGTACTCTGGAAGTTCTTTAATACGGCGCATCAAGGAGTCAAGAGGCAATTCATTTTGATCATTGATTAACTCACGGGCATCAAAGTAATCAACACCTTTTAGATCACCTACTAATGTGTATACATTTCCTTTGTAACCGCAGGAAAAACAAATGTGTGCGCCAGTAATAGAGTTGATCCACCAAGAAGGGTGTGCATCTTCTTTGCCTGTGCGCTTCTTGTGCATTGGGCAAAAACCCTGCACTTCATCGCCACGTTGTGCAGTTAAAGGTATGTCTAAATTAAGAAGAATCTTTTCTACATCAATCATCGAACCATCCAACTAGAACAGAACTTACAACTTGTCATCTCTGACTCATCGTGGAAGCAACCAGTATCCCAACGCCATGTGATTGCTGTTTCACTTGGTGGGCAGTTACGGGACTGGACAATCTTTAGAAGGCGGATCTCTTCATCTTCTTCAACAGGCTCTAAACCCAAGATAACGTCTGAGTCTTGGAAGAACGAGGACGAGTAACCGATAGAGTCGGCAGTAACTTTTCCAGCACGCATCTTCCACAACAAAGTTTGTGTAGTAATCACAATTGGCTTATCAATGCGCTGCGCTAATCGCTTTAGTGCACGGGTGATGTTAGTGATTGCTTGCGGTGTGTTCATCTCACCAGTGATCTCGTCTAACATCAGGTACACACCGTCTACAAAGACAATATCTGGCTTGCACTGTTCAATCTTTGCGGACAGTGCGGAGACGGTAATGCCGTTTACAGCATCTACTAAATGGAATGAGTGTTGCTTTTCCATCTCATTTAAAGAATCTATATAGCGTGCTTCTTCTTCTGGTAATAACTTTCCACGGCGCAAACGACCGTGAGAAATGTGGGCTCTCATCGCATCATGGCGCTGTTGCTGTTCGTGGTTGTTCATTTCAAAAGATTGGAACATAGGTGTCTTACCTAGTTGATGTGTGTTGATTGCAATCTGCAAAGCAATCTGTGACTTACCTGTCTTAGGTGGTGCAATCACGGTGATCAACTGTCCACCTTGTAAACCTGCTGTTGCTTCGTCAATCTTTTCAAACCCAGTTGGGATACCTAAGAACTGTTGATTCTGTAGCGCTTGGTAATCCTTGTAACGCTGTTCGGTGTTCTTACTTAAGTCAACTTCGTGAGTACCAAGTACGCCCTGCTCATTAACTCTGGTGATAGTTGCTTCCATGGCAAGGAGCGCAGCATCATGATTGTTCTCTTGCAGTTCACCGATAGCAGTTTCAAGACCTTGACGAGTGAGTAGTCGACGACGGAAGTCAACCATCGTGTCAAGCAAATACTCAATGTTGTCTTGAACATCTAAAACTTTATAATTTGGATAGTGATCTTTTACAGTAGTTGCTGTTGGTACTTCGCTGTACTCGCCGTAATGCTTACGGACAAACGCCCAAACTTTTTTGTTTTCGTCATCCAAGAACCAAGAGTCACTTACATTTCTTTGTAGGGCAGGATTGATGTCACGATCCCGAATTACCTTACTAACTAAACGATGCTCGTTATCTGCCGCCATGATGCCCCTCTTACAAGTTATTTAATTCGACTCCTGCTGATCCGTATCTGGCTACCCTACCAGGAACGTCAATTACGCCCTTTAGGTTAGCACGATAAGGAAGTGTTCCTACTAACTCATCTACGCTCTCGTACAGTTGCCAGTAATTAAACGGGTTCACTACACGTCGTTCTAACTTCTCAAAAGACTTGTCCAGAAGTTCCTCTGTCCAGCCCTCCGCTTCAAACCCTGCTAACTCTAACGAAATACCGTAGTTGTTTGACAGCGTCCACAACCTATTTGCTGCCAGCATTTCAACGTCACCAATTTTAAAGATTGACTTTTTGCTAAGAAACTTTCGTTCCTCTTCCTCTTTTAAATTTATAACAACATCGGTTACACAGATTACCTGGGGAGAGGAGACGTTAGATATGTCTCCGTTTTTCATAGTACTTCGATCTTAGCGTACTTTAAAACAAAGTCTCTAAAGGCCTCTGGCGTCTCACTAGCCTCTATCACAAGGTTCTCTGATATATCTGTAGGGATCTGTACAGAGTAGTGTCCGTTGTTAAAGCGCATCTTTTGCTTTATAAAGTTAGTGTGCTTACAGGTATTTGACTTAGTGTAAACAGGACAACTGCAACGGATGTTCTTTGTGTCAGTATTAACTTCTACTTCAAATATTCCTGCAGCCTGCGAAGATATGAAAACTTGGATTGTACGCCAAGTGGATTCCATTTTCATACCTTTCATTGGGCTGCTCTCAGGTCAGAACCAATAATAGGGACTCTAACGAATGCTTCGTGGGCGAAACTTGCCATCGCTTCTTTGTACTCCGCTTCCCAGTTTTCTAATCTAACATTGGTAGTTACGATTGTGGGCAGAGCCTTGTCGTAACGCAACCGTAAGACCTCATCAAATGAAGTGTCGTCATATTTAGATCCATACTCTTTACCGAGATCATCTATGACTAATATGCGAACATTTAACCAGTCAAACTTCGAGCGTCCATGAAAGCCATCGAGTTCATAAACCATATTGCGCTTATCATCGTGATCCGCATCGAAGGTTGACTTCTTTTTAGACAGAAATTCTGGGTAGGTCATGTAGTAGATGGGGCGGCAAGTCAGTCCGTAATCACTATCTTTCATGCCCAGAATTTTTGCTGCCAACAGATCATCGTCTGGCAAATTACGTACAAACTCCATAGCCGCAACTACAGCGTGAGTTGTCTTACCTATGCCTGGGCCGCCGTCAAACAAGAGCCCCACACCGTTTACACCGATGTTTCCGATCTGCTTAATAACGTGTCCGTTAACAGAGTCGTCTATCCACGTCGAAACTTCTGTAGGAAAAGAACCAGAACGATCAATTATGTCCTGCGGTTCAAGCCCTAAGAAGCGACGTGGGATATTGGAAGTTCTTAACAACCAATGACGCTTCAAAGATGACAGCGTATTAATGTCGTACATGTTGCTCCCCTCGTAACTAACTTACTTCTTATAAATCAAAGTTCCTGTAAACGAAGTTGGCTTGCCCTTGGCATCTAACTCACCAGCCAGTAACTTAACGCTCTTGCGAGGTGTTAGCCCTTGAACCTTAGCCTTTATCCAACGCTTTGCGGCTGAAGCGTTCTTCCAAGCGCTGTACTCACCAGTAACGATGTTGTCTTCATCAAGCGAATACTCGGCAATCCAAGCGCCACCTTGTTCTGTGTTAGCCCAAATGCGTGCTGAGAATGTAACTGTAACTTTTTTAGCCATTGTCTACTCCTTCTAGATATCTGATGTACTTTCTTAACTCAATATTTTCTTTAATACCTAAAACCATAACCGTACAAGAACCTGCCAGCGCAATAAATATTGCAAAGATAGTTCCGCTATCTAAAAACATTATTCCTCCTTTAGAGAAGCAAGTTCTTCTCGAACAATCTGAACTACATCCTCTTTTGTTAATGCTTTTGCAGCCCCCGTTGCCATTGGTGCAATCATTTATTGATCTCCTTTAGTTTAGTTTCGTAACGTTCTAGTTGCACCCTACCAGAAAGTGAGTTTTGAAAAACACGACCATCGCTGGATACAAGTGTGCCCATCTTAACCACAGTTTCGGTTGGGGCGTTAACTTTCCCAAGTCCAAGGTTCTCTCTTGCTTGGTTCATCTTCTTGCCAAAGGATGCCAAGTACAACTTGTAAAGGTGCGGTGCCTCATCGCCTAGGTTTTGGAAGTTACGCTCATCCGCCATAAACAGGCGGAGCAACTCAAGTTCAATCAGAGCGTTGGTGTCGTACTGCTTTCTAAACTTGGCAAGGGCTCCTGAGAGTTGTTTGACGCTGACTGTTCCAGGTAGGAGGGGGTACTTGCGCCCAACCCTAAAAGAAAACTCTGCAGCGACATCCATTGGTGTCCACTCGTGCTCTGGTCGTTTTCCTCTGGTCTTTGGATCTGACTTGCGTATCTTGGGCTGCGGCGCATCCCTGTCCTCAACAAGGCCGAAGCCTGTAAGATTGTCTCCATCATCTTCCCATTTTCTCATAGGTACTCGCACTTCTTTCCTTAGAATCCCTTTGGATTCAATATCTTTTAATTTATAACTATCTTGGCTATTAGGTACTAATGGCTTATCTACTATTAAGCCACCTGACTTATAGTCATGTGAGGTGCGGACATTTGTGTCCTGGGCGCTAGTGTCCGCTTGGACTCTGATGTCCAACCTGTCTGGGCCACGATAGCCGTTGGCTCGCTTTGTGGCAGTACGAGTTATGAAGCCACCCTCTTCCAGGGCTTTAAGGCCTCTTCTGACGGTTCGCTCATGGACGTTGCCAGTCTGTCTACCCAACTCGGCTGCTGAGGCCTTAAAACCCCCGCTGGAGCCCGCTAAATGGCATATGGTGGCAAGGAGACGGAACTGGTAATCGGTTAACTCGGCTGAATAAGCCTCTAAAGGGATTCTCACGCTCGCTAGTCTTCGTCAAATTCGTAAGGGGTGTCGCCTAGTAGGGTGTCGGCAATTACCTGATCAATGGTTTTGGCTAGGGTCTCGACCACTCCAGCCGTAATGTAGGCGGCAAAGATCTCGATGAAGTTGGTTAGCGACTCATGCATCTCGGCGTACAGGTCATCGCTGGTCTCGTGCTCTAACTCAATCCGCGTTAGACCATCGGAGATATCCCAAGTCTCAAGCCCGTAATCCTCTACGGAGTGGAGAGCCTGATGAGCCTCAAGGCTATCGTCCCACGAGATAGCCAAGATGTCCTCTGGCGTTACCTCACGGAGCATTGTCTTGATCGGGTTATCGCAGACAGTTAAATCTTCGGCCGAAAGCAGGAGCGCATCTGTGAACTCGTTGGCTTCTGAGAAGAACAGTTGGATTGTGCAGTCGTGTTTCATAGCAGTATCTACTGCGCTCTTAACAAAGGTCAACTCATCAGTAACAGGGATGATCACAGGAGCCCCTGGGTTGTCGTGTATTAACTCTGCTAAGCCTTCGGATACATCTAGATCTTCAAAACTAACAACTAATATCCGTTTCATATTGTGCCCCTATAGTCGTGGTAGTCGATTTACAACAGTTGGTTTATTCAACCACTTGCTTATTGCTATTGCTACAAATGCAGTAGCAGGTACTGCAATTATGAATTGTTTATTTAGCGAATACTGAGAAAGTAAAGCGCCAAAACTTAAAGGCAATGTAAAGTATTTATTCAGTAAAGACACTTGTAGGTATCTAAGAGTAACTAGTTCTAGGAACTCAACGGTGTAGGTTATAGCAATTCCTGAAATCAGGATGGTTATCAGTAGGTCAGTCATGACCAGAGGCTACACCGTTGGGTTGGTGAACTCCAAACCAGCCAAAGTCTTGATGCGCCAGAATGCGTTTTGGGGAACCCACTCCATTATAGTCTCCGACAGACGAGGTATCTTTAAAGGCTTGTTGTAGTAAGCCAAAGAATAAGACGCATCAGCGGTTCCTTGCCAAATGTTTCCGTACTCAGAAGGCATAGACCCATCAAAGTATTCAGTAGCAACAAAGGACCTTTCAAACTGCAGTAAGTCTAGGTAGAAGGTTCCAACACCACCAGTTATTTTAAATAGTGCGTAAACAGCATCAGACGATGAGTCAGTTATACCTGCCACAGTTACTTGAGAGAACGCATCGGAGATAGGTTGTTCTACGGCTTCAAAAGTACTTACTAACTCATCTTCTAAATTATAAAATTCAATAGAACATTCGATCTCGGTTGCGTCATCCGATGCTACATAAAAAGATGCTGTGTAGTACTGACCAGGGTTGATCGGAATTGCGTAGGAAGTCTTTACGTTCCATGCACCTGCAGCAACAAACTTTCCACTGTAGTCACCTGTGTATCCAAAAGTAGGTACGTTGGAGTCCCGTGAGAATGTTGCGCCTGTCTTAGTCCAGTTAGAGTCGTCTACTTCAAATGAAGGATTCTTAATGTAATTAATTTTATTAGGAGAAAGTTCTACAGTAATAGCACGGGCTTCGTCGTAATCAATTGCGTCACCTTCTTGCATGCACACTTGATCCACATAGTAAACGCCTGCAGCGCTACCACTAACTTGTATCGCTGCATACACAGCATCTACAGGAGAGGTCGCTACTACACTAGCGCTTTTCCAAGTGTTATTGGCAGAAACACTGGAGCCGTTATCGGTCTCAATAAGAGCGCCCTTACCGTCATACCATTTAACAGACACCGTCACATTACCAGCACTTGCAGGAGATTTTATCTTTACAGAAGTTATGTACTCTACTTCTGGTTGAACAGGAACGCCCTTTGTGACGGGAGTATTTGCGCCAAGGTTCATTGTAAAAGCATTAGTGGCAGTAACCTTGCACGAATATATTCCGTCTATTACGTTGTCTCCAGGTGCAGGTACTTGTTCATCACTCTCTTCCGCTGTTGCGCTTGTAAATACCCAATTACCTGTTGATTGATAAAAGGTAGAATCTTGCACAGTTAAAAGCAAATTAGGTGAAACAGTTATTGCAGGAGAGTACCCCGTAAGGGATTCTACGTAAGTTTCCAATCCAAGTTTTAATCCTTTATTACCATACATGTAGAGGGCTTCACGAATTAGTTTCTTTTGCGATCTGACTGGAAGGCTTGGTTCAGGGTCTAATGCGACGTTTTCGTTTTCTACTCTAATAAGTGAGAAGGGTGATCCTTCTTTTAAATGAAGAGGTTGGCTTAGTTCAATAAGAGTTAAAAGTTGATCGTAGGTAATAGAGAAACCGTACAGAAAGTTGTAAAGAGCAGATGTCTCATCTGTAACATGCAGTGCACTCTGCTCTTTAGATGTAAACACTTTGGGAATAATATCCATGATCTTTTTGTGAGAACCATGATCTCGTGCTACTATGTCTGTAACTTTTCCAGCAGATATCCAAACCTTGCTATCGTTGTATAAGAACATAGAGTAATAAATTGGGCGACCAGGGACAATGCTGATACTGGTGGGGTTATCTACGCCATCTATAATAGACGACCTAGTAGTAGTTCCTGCTGTAGCAAATTCATCCCAAACAATGACGCCATCTTCAGCGGTTTCAGGAAACCCTGTCTGGTTTCGTACTAATCTAATTCTAGAAAAATCACCTGAAGGCGATTGCCAAGACACGTAAACTTTTGTAAAATCTAATACTGTTAAAATAAAAGGTTCTACAGAGTAAACTAATTTTGGTGTGTCTCCGTATTTAGAACCACCATAAGTAATATTACCGTATTTAGCCACGGTACTACCTTAACAGCCAGCGAGAAGAAACGGGCTAATTATATTGTCATTGGGATCAACAAGTGTCCAAGTAGCAGATGAACCATCGGTAGTTAGGTACTTACCAGAGTTACCAGACTGAGAAGGTAGAACATCAATCGTTTCCCACGCTGTGACGTAATCAGAGTTTGAAGTCTTAGTTAAGACTTGACCATCAGATCCTCCAGCAGGAACAGCGTCCCAAACTTCTTTGATTCCATATTCAATATTAGCAATGCGATCTTTTAGGCTATCCCATGATGCAGTAGTTTGGTCAAACACACCAACCCACCCTGAACCCGTAGTAATAGAAGTTCCTAGGTTGGTTTGTACAGAAATCATCTCTTCACGAAGAGTGTTGACGTGCTCTGCTAAAACAGTGGTAGTAAAATCAGTAACTGTTGAAGGAGAAAAGGACACAACGTTAGTTGGGTATTGTGCAGCCATTTTTATTACCTCTTTCTAAACCTATCGGTCTATTTTCGTTGATTTGTTTTAAATTTACTGCCTGAACTACACTGCTTCGTAACTTCCTGAAACTGTAAGGGTATCTTGAGCCCCGAAAGTAAATGGAGCGCCAGCGGTAACGCCTCCCCAGACTGTGGTTGCTGTGTCGTTCTGATGGATAATAGAGAAATGACTTGTTGAGTTTTTGTAGTTTCCGTTTGCAATAGCGCCATACCAAGCAAGTCCACTATTCAAAATAGACACTGCAAATTGATAGTTAGCATCGTAAGCAGTTACTGGTAGTCCAAACATCCATGCCCCAGCGCCACCAGTAGTTGTACTTCCATAAGTTAGTTTAAGACTAAAAAATACAGTCTTACCTATTTGCTTGTAACGACCAGTAAGTGAGCCATTACCGATACTTGGTGTTGAAGAGTCAGATGTCCATGTTGGTGTGTAAGAAGTCCATGCGTTTAAATCAGAAGCAGAAGTTCCTGCTGTACCTTGGACTCCCTGCGTTCCCTGCACTCCGTGAGTTCCTTGAGAACCAGTTGTTCCTTGAATTCCCTGTGCACCGTTAGTGCCCTGCGGTCCCGATTCAGCAGCAGCAGTTGTATCAAGCCATAAAACGTTTTGAATAGTAGGCTCTGACGCACTAGAGATTATGCCTTGAGTACCTGTGGTTCCTTGTACTCCCTGTAACCCTGCTCCTGTTGCACCTTGAGTACCTAAAGTTCCTTGAGTACCTGTGGTTCCTTGTACTCCCTGTAACCCTGCTCCTGTTGCACCTTGAGTACCTAAAGTACCCTGAGTTCCCTCAGTGCCTTGAGCACCAACAATGCCCTGAGCACCGATAGTGCCTTGCGCACCTTGCGCACCTTGCGCACCTTGCGTTCCCTGTGCTCCCTGTACTCCAGTAGACCCAATAACACCTTGAGTGCCTTGTACACCTTGTGTGCCGTTAGCGCCCTGTGTTCCTTGCGTTCCTTGTGTGCCAGCGCCTGTCGTACCTTGACTACCAACAGTTCCTTGAACTCCTGTAAACCCTTGAGTACCTTGCGTACCTGTGCCTGTGGTTCCTTGTGTACCTAAATAGCCTTGGGCTCCCTGGGTACCCAGTGCTCCCGCTGTGCCCTGTGTTCCTTGTATGCCTGTTCCTTGGACGATACTTGCAACAGTAGATTGTAGGTTTACTAAAGTTGTTTGAAGAGATGCTTCTTTGTTTGCTATAGCAATAAGAGAGTCCGTTAGGTCTAACTCTTTAGTCCCATCACTTTGATCATTGATTATGATTACATCTTGAACACTAGTGATGGATACAGAGTCAGACAACGGCTTAACAAACATCTGTTTATTTGCGCCTTGGTTTTTACCAAATGATCCAGACCATACTGGGTACTCAGGATCTCCACCAACATAGGTAACCCACACACCTTGTCCAACGATAGGTACTTCAGTGTGGATACTGGAGGGTTCCATAGGCCAAGCCCAGTCAGTAACCTCTGATCCTGTAGTCTGTACTTGTAGTTTTAAACGACGTTGATTTTGAGGGTCGTTGTTATTTTTAACAACACCCCTATAAACACCATACAGACGTTTTACTGAATCCACTAAATAGTTCCAATACTAATATTCTCTTCTAAGAAACGAAAAATCTCATTTGGGTCTCCAACAAGGTTACCTAAACCAGAACCACCTTGACGGTGCAAGTTAATTACGCGTACTGTTTTTACACCGCTAACCTGTTGAAGAACAAACTCAATATCTTGAGGGTAGATGGTGTCTTGAAAGTTCACACCTGTGTAACCAAAACTTGTAAGCAACGCACTCTTAATAGAAGTTTCAACTTCAGTTGTAGTGTACTGACCTAACTTAGTGTAGTTAATAGTGATAATAGCATCTACATAAGTTGGAGGTTGAATGGTGACTGTAGTACCCAATAAAATTTTATCTGATAATTGATTTTCTACATCTAACTTTAAGTTGTCGTATTCTACAGTGGGATCGCCAGCATCATCAAGGCCAGGAGCAAAGTCTGTGTCTATAGCCGTACGGCTTGGTGCAATATAAACAGTCACCGAAGTCCAAACATCTGCAGTAGCACTGGCTTTTCCTACTCCACTTACACCTAGTGCTAAGTCTGCGTAGTCTTGCAGTGTTACAGCACGATTATTGGCACGCAAAGAAAGTGGCGCAGAGATACGGATTTGATCCAAAGATTCTGGATTAGAACCACCAATAGCAACCTCAGTGTTTGTTACGCTAACGCCAGATTGAATAGCAGTAGTTTGATTCTCTGTTAACCCAGGAAGGTACGAAATAGTATCTAAAATTCCATCAGGCACATTACCGATTGAACCGCCACCAACAACGTAGTTTGCTCTGATCTCTGAAAAACGAGTTGGTATTTGGCCCGAAATTCCATCACCAAAAGTAACAATGACTTTGTCATCTTGATCAATGTAAACCTCAAACACTAAGTCATTTGGGCCAGCATCTAACAGGTGCTGTACTTGTTCCCACTTTGAGTACACGTCTCCGTCTTGAACGTACACTTCGACAGAACCATCAACAACAGGGGTTTCTCCAAGTTCGTATCGGCTGCTAGGTGCTCCTGTAGAGGTACCAATTAACTCTCCGTAAGCATTTGCAGTATCTGAAACAAGAGTGACGGGGCGACCTTCTGTTGCACTAATTGTTTGAGTACCTAAAGTGTCTCCAATTTTTTCTATGATTACGCAATCAGCATCGGTTGTAAAGTAAACAGTTTGAACTGTATCTCCAATAACAACGTCTCCTGAAACCAAAGAACCTGCAGGAATGGTTACCTCGGTGTTAGAACTGTTAGTAAAAGATAAAGTGGTAAACGCTTGACGGTATCCTGCTGGAACATAGCCGTAGGTTTGAGCAATGTTTAAAACGCTTGCTCGTTGAGTAGCCGTTGAGATAAACGCTTCGTTGGCACTTCGATCAATGTAGAAAGACAATAAGTCGCCCAAGTATGCAAAGGATTCAACTAAAGCAACACCAAAGTCAGCAGGGTCAGAAGCAGTCCATACAATGCCAGACTCATTCATACGGCTTTGAATACGCGCAATTAACTCCTCACGAATTGAGTAGTAATCCTTGCTGGTGTAATCCACCGAGATAGGAATGTTTGATGGGCTTACGGCGGTCATAGAGACTCCTCATAGATTGGTATGGTTCCTTTTATAGAGGCAAGACCGATCGTAGTGCTTACCTGTTGGTCATTAGGTAGGGCATAAATGACCGTAATACTTATAAACCCTGTGTACTCATCAAAAGAACTAGATACAGAACTAAGGGTTAGCAGAGGAAGTTGTATTAAAAAAGCATTTCTAATTTCATTTTCAATTCTGCTTTGTGCTTCTTCTTGAGAGTCAAACGCTGTATACGGAATAGCGGTGCCAAACTCAGAACGCATTACTCGTTCTCTATAGGCAGTGCCAATTACCGAACGAACACGGTCAGCCCAAATTTTAGGTTGCTCAGTAGTAACGGTGACTTTACCGTAAGGGTCGATGCTAAATGGAAGTGCTATAGCGATCTCAGGCATTACACTCCTTCCCATCTTCTAGGGGTTACTTTAAATCCAGCGTCAGTCTGACTGACCATGGCTACTGCTCCAGTAAGTTTAGTAGATGTTGGGGTATTTAGTGCTGTTGTTGTATACAGATCTCTAACGGGAGCAGTTCCTGCCTGTGTAGGTCGGAAAGCACTAGGTTGGTTAGTACCAGTTCCGTCGGCAACGCAAGAAAACTCTATGTCATAACGACCATCCCAGAAAACATAATGAGTTGCTTTTTTAACAATCCAAAAACCATCAGTAGTACTTCCAGTACCACTAACTTCAATAGTTGCAAAAGGCGTGATTCTTGGGTCACCTTGCCCAACACCGTCTGCTTGAATCGAAAACCTAGACAGTTGCGCATTAGCGTCAGCCACAACCCTGGCCATCTCAGCGTTACCAGTCATTGCTCCTGGAAGAGTCTCTGTAAATAAAGGGTCTTTTGTTGTTACTCGTACATTCTTTCCAAC